TCGAGGTCGCCCCCGGGGGTCTTCTTTTCTGCGGCACTTTCCGCAGACTAAATCTGGACGAGTTTTCCTTCTCGCGGGGGTGGACCTCCTAGGGTCCGAGGAGACGTGCCTGGACGTCCGCCGGCGGGAGTCTACCACGTGTAACTTCGGCGGCTAGGCTGAGATGCCCTGAATGCGAGGCGCGCGTGGTGGCCACAAACTTGCCTGTATGGTGAGCTGCCAATTCTCTCTCTGTGGGGGGGCCGGACTAGGCCTTCTGGGGGTTGAAGGGCCGCGGGGTTGGTGACGCCATCAAAGAAGTCGAAGGCAGCAAAGCGTGTGTCGTGAGTGAAACCCATGGCGGCCCACGCACCAGGTGGGGCGTCATTCTTTATGCGGTAATTCCAGACGAATTTCGCATAGAACCGGCAGAATTGTCGGAGTGTGCAGTGTGCCTTGAGGGCAGACGCCAGATCTTTCAAAGCTAGGGCGGCATGCGCAGCGACCGGTCCATGGAGCGCAGTGAGAGACGATGCGTGAGAGTCCGAGCACGCTAGTGCTAATTGCAGTGCGGCAGCGAAGAAACTGTTCTCGGGTAGGCCGAGGGCTACCCATTTAGCTTTGACCGCTTTGACTTGGTCCCTTGAGGCCACAGCGTCAGAGGTGGCCTCATACTTGAAGTCTCTCATAAATTCCTTGCTGGGTGGGCCAAGCTCGTCATCGATGACTTGGTGATCCTCACTCTTCTTCAGGTCCTCCGACATGATTTCGAAAGAAGTGGGAACTTAACCCCTGTACTAGGGCTTGAGCCACGGGACTGTGGTCACAGGCTCTGACAATGATGTTATGTCCGGTGATCTCTATTGAGCACGGCTCATGGGGTCGTAGAGCAGAGAGGACAAGTACAAGGGTGGCGAGGCCTAGTGCCGCGTAAAAGGAGAGCTCCAGTAATGAGGATGACCGTGAGAAAAGGCCAGAAACTGTGGTAGGCTGATGGCCCGCCAGGACTGTTATAGATGATGCGCTTTGTTCCGTCTGCGTAGCGGCCGCCGTGGGGAAGATGATGAAGGTTGTCACCAACGTGGGGCAAATTGGACCTAGTGATGAAGTGGATGGTGACAGCGATAGACACTCCGATTGCAACAGCAACAAGGGGTTTCGTGAAGTCCGGGGGTGCTTGCAACCTCATCCCTCAAGGATGAGGAGCTGTTGCGAGTGTCGGCTACAGGCTATGTAGCGGTTGACGGGGTCGGCTTCTTCCAGTGGCACGGTGGAAACGGCAGTCACGGACTCGAAAGTCAGGCCCAAGGCTTGGCAGGGCGTTAAGAACTGGGCGGAGTGCGCTTCCAGAAGTTCAGCGGCGTCGTCGTCAACCGCAATGATGGTTCCGACGAGATCCGAGTCGAAGAGGCCGGACCTTGAAACCTTGTCCACCCTGTCAGCGGTGCAATTGATGCTGAACAACTTGAGAAGCTCGCAGGTGGCCTTACCAAATCTGTGGGTGTGTCGGCCTATGAAATGGGCAGGTAGTATTGGACCACGGTGCTGGAGTGGGTCCGCAAGGAGAACTTTAGCGCCCGTTCTATCTGGCACTGCAGGATACTCGTCGACGATGTCTGCGCGACTGTGGGGTGCGAGTATGCCCACCCCTTCCAGGGTCGGTGGGTCTGGCTGTCCTCCCGTGACAGCTTTCAGGTGGGGGGAACGGCGCAGCCAAGAGCGGACAAGGGTGGTTTTGCCGGCACCGGCAACGGTATGGACAACAATGGGCTCTTGGAGGGGTAATGGAGTTCTTTCGTACAGCTTGTGTAGGTCACCCAGGTAGAATTCCATCGAAGCCTGAGGTAACCTAACCCCTGTTCTAGAGGTTCTGCAATATCTCGTTACAGCCCATGAGATGTAGATCTCGGACTGTAGCCTGGTGAAAGCTGGCCTGCTCTTCTGTTAGGACCTCATGCAGTTCATCTCCAAGTCTGTATGCGTGGCGCAGGTCATGGGCATAAGCTACTCGGACGGCTGGTACCCGGTCGGTGCCCTTGGCCAAACAAAGGCCAGCGTACAATTTCTTTGGGTCCTTGATGATTCCTTTCGGCGTAAGAGTCCACCCGCAAAAAGTGGCAAAGTCCCCGGGTTTCTGAGAGTGACATACTTCTTTAGACGTGAGGGTGAGGCGTTTTTCCACTAGCCGGAAGGAGTCTTTAGGGATTGGCCTGTCGTCCTGAGCCATATCGTCGCCTGCGTACAGCTGGGAAGTGTTTGGGGAGACGTGGTACTTAGTGTGATGGTACGCGATAGCGCACTCCGTATTTGCATCAAAAGTGGGGCCCTCTCCGCTGAGTCTCATAATGGCCACAGTTCCCAAGAATATGTGCGCGTTGGTCTTGAGCTGAATGTATCCCTCAATGATGTCCTCCGGGATGTTGTGGAACTTAGCTTTGGTGACCTCAAATTGCAGCATGGCCCCGTCCTGCGACTGGTCAAAGGCGGTGAAATCATTCGAATGTCCAGGTCTACTGAAATTCCACCGCTCCTTGACCCACTCGTTAAGGTCCTCCGGGGTATTCTCACACGTGATGAAGATGTTTTCTGGCTGGAAGGAGGCCCGTATCCTGCGCATGTAGCGGGCCA